ATGAATGAAGGTACAGCCCTTAACTTCGCTACTATGGTAGACAAAAACGGACAACCTATTATTAACGCTGGTATCGTGCAAGCCCCTCAATATCGCTTCTTAGGTCATGACGTAGTATTAACAGACGCTTTACCAGACTTCGACGCAGCAGTCGCAACTAATACAGTCGCTGTATTGTTTGATTTGTCTAAATATATGCTTAATACTTCCTATGAAGTAGACCTTTATACATATACTGACAACGCTACACGTCAAAAAGTTTACGATTCTATCGCATTGGTAGACGGCAAAGTAATCGACGCTAACGGCTTAGTCTTCGTTAATAAAAAATAAGGATTTAACCTATGACGCTTGACGATGTAAAACTATATCTTCGTATCGATACCGATGAAGAAGATACAGAATTACAACATTTAATTAATGCGTCTATCGGCTATATCGAATCGACAACGGGTAAGAGATATGACGATAGTTACCCTTTAATGGGGCAACTATCGTTATTACTTATATCCCATTGGTACACTAATCGGAATATAGCCAATAAATCGTCTATGATTGCCGAGTATCCTCATTCAATAACGGATATGCTTACGACTATTAAATATAACGCTACGTATGAAGAGGTATAACCATGATTCTAAATCCTGGAAGATTAAATAGACGTATTACATTTTATAGAAAACAAAACATTACAACGCCTAAAGGCTTTTCGACTGTACAAGATACGCCCATTTATAAATGCTGGGCGGCTATCTATCCAGTCAGAAATACAGATAATACATCTAATTCTGTTATTCAGAATACAGACCAAATAAAATTTATTATTAGATATACTAAAAAAATTAATTTCGATACGAATATGACTATTAAATTTAAAGATAAAGTCTATCGGATAATTGGAATTACTGATCCGTACGACGATATGGAATCCCTAGAAATTATAGCGGAATCTATTAGCCGCGGTACTAACTCAAACGATAAGACACGGGGTACGAAATAATGGCAAGCCTTGAATTTCTAAATATTGACGACTTAATCGATAACATCGCCAACGCTATTGCCGACTATCCCGAAGAAGCCGAAAAGGCATTAAATCGTACAGGGTTAGCACTAAAAAAAGAATTAGCTAATAAGACACCTGATTCCGGTACGGATCATAAAAAGAAATTGTCTAAATCCTGGAAGAAGCGCGTAACCGGTACAGACCTTACCAACTTACAAGCCGAAGTATTTAATACAGCCCCTCATATTGGTTTAGTCGATAGAGGGCATAGGCTAGTATCTAAAACTGGTAAGACTATCGGATTCGTGCAAGGTAAACATTTTATCGATTCGACTACTAAGGAAGTCGGACGTACTGTACTTCCCGTCGAATTAAACAAAATGGTTAAAAAATTAAAGAAAAAGATAGAGGGATAACATGAATCAAATCGATATTTTATCTTCCGTTAAAGATAAGATAGCGGATATATATAGTTACCCTATCTATCTTGACGAAACAAAAGAAGGCTTCGAATCGCCATGCTTTTTCTTAAAGGCGATTCGGACGTCTAACCGCAACAATTACAACTATCAAAAGAATTATGTATCGGTATACGTTACTTTCTTTTCCGAGAAAGGCACATTATTAGCCGAAGACTTATACGATATTCAAGATAAATTAATAAATACTTTTATATACGGATTTTATCTATTAAATAAAAGACGTCATGTCTTAACAGAAAATCTACATACAGAAATTGACGGCGATGATAGCGATATCATTATTTTCTCTTTCGATATAAGTTACTTCGACGCCTTACCGAATACCGATACCAATAATTACGACATGATGAATACTTTACATTTACAAGAAAGGTATAAATAATGGGCTTACCTGAAATTAGTGTATATTTCAAAGAAAAAGGCATCGCAGCCATTGAATCCGCTAAACGTGGTATCATTCTTCTTTTGTTGAATGATACAAGCGTACAAGCCGTTACGAAATATACAGTCTTCGATAACGACGATATCCCCGACACATTATCCGAAGATAATAAAAAACAATTAGAATTAGCGTTAATCGGCTATCAAACTACGCCGTATAAAATCGTAGCTTTAACATTCCCTAAAGGTGCTAAAATAACCGATATCAACGCTAAATTAAAAGCAGCCGAAGCGATTAAATTTACGTACCTAGTCTATCCGGAAGCAACAGCGGAAGAAACTTCATCTATCGCTACATGGATTAAGGCACAACGTACGCAAAAAGATAACAAAGTTAAAGCTGTACTTTTCAAAAACGCAGCCGATAACGAAGGTATCATTAATGTTACAAACGAATATTTTGAAGTCAAAGACAAAAAATATACAGGTCAACAATATCTATCCCGTATCGCTGGTTTAATTTGTGGTACACCTGCTACAATTTCTTGTACATTCGCGCCACTTCCTGAAGTTACCGGCGTAGAATTTGTAGATCGCGAAACATTAGACCGACGTATCGACGCCGGCGAATTTGTAGTCTTCGATGACGGCGAAAAAATTAAAGTAGCGCGTGGTGTTAACTCTTATGTAACGACTGTACAAGATAAAGGTAAATCCTTTAAGAAAATTAAACTCGTCGAATTAATGGATATGATCCACGACGATATTAAAAAGACAGCTGAAGATAACTATCTCGGTAAATATGCTAACTCCTACGATAATCGCTGCCTATTAACTACAGCTATTAACGGCTACTTCCTCGAATTAGAGGCTAACTCTTTAGCCGAAAAAGGTAAAAATAACTGCACTATCGACGTAGAAGCAACTAAGATTTACCTTATGAAAAACGGCCGCAAAACTAAAGAAGAATTAAAAGCTATGAAAGATATTGAAATCAAATACGAAAATATCGGCGATAATGTCTTCTTAACGGCTGAAATGTCCCTATTGGACGCTATCGAAACTATTAAGTTACCAATTCATATTTAAATAAAGGATTAATCTAACATGGAAGCATATAAAGGTACACAAGTCGTAAATGGTACATGGGGCGAAGTATGGATTAATTCCCGTTATCTCGCTGAAGTCGTATCCTTAAAAGCGACAATTACACTCGATAAAACTGAAGTCAAACACAATAAACAACTTGCAAAAGACTATAAAGTTATGGCTATGACTTGCAAGGGCAGCATTAAAATGCATAAAGTAGATAGCTACTTCTTAAAAGAAATGGCTGCCGAAATTAAGCAAGGTAAACAACCGGTATTTACAATCGAATCTAAACTACATGATCCAGATTCTATCGGCGAAGAAAGAATCGTAATCCGCGACGCTACATTCGATACGCTTAATCTTATCGACTGGGAAGTAGGTAAAGTCGGCGACGATTCCTATAACTTTACATTCTCCGATTACGATATCGTTGAAACTATGTAATTATTAACGTAAGGGATTCATTATTAATAGTGAATCCCTTATTATTTAACCAAAGGAAATATATAATCATGGCTGAATTAAATTTAGTCGATACTTTATTATCTAAAGATATCGAAACATTAACACATAAGGATACATGTACTTACGTAGTTGAATCCTTATCTAAAAAAACAAACACTAACTTCGAAATTACCTTACAAGCATTAACAGCTAAAGACTTCATGCGAATCCGTCGTAATTGTAGTACTACCGATAAGAAAGGTAAGACTATTATTAACGAGGATAAATTCGCTTCTTTCGTACTATTGGAAGGTATTAAAAATCCTGATTTACATAATGAAGCATTGGTACGCCACTATAAAGTAGCAACTCCTGCTGAATTAGTATTATCTATGTTTACAGTCGGCGAAATCGGTGATATCGTAACTAAAATTAATGAGTTATCAGGTAATAACATCGACGACGTAGAAGAAGCGGAAGAAGAAGTAAAAAACTAATTAACACCGATAGGCAAGTACAAACTATGTACTTTTTATATCGATATCATCATATAATGCCAAGTACATATTATAATATGCCAATCGGTGAAAAATTAGTCGTTAACGCCTTTGTAAGTTTTGAGATAGAAAAACGAATAGAAGAAGCCGAAAGGCTTAAAGGTGATTAATGGCGACAGTAATTGACGCAATTATCAAATTGCAAGACGACATGTCAGATAAGTTAAAGGCGGTAAACTCTAACTTAAAGAAAACTGACAGAATGGCTAAAGCCACAAGTAAAAGCATAGCCAATATGGGAAAAAACTTCGATAAAGCAGCTAGTAAATTACAACCTTTTGCAGCAGCTGCTATCGGTACGGCTACGTTAGCCGTTAATGCATTCGCCGAATTCGATACTAAACATCATGCTATGTTAAATAAACTTGATGTAGAAACTCGTAAAAGTGCAGATATATCGAAACAAGCATTTACGGATATGTCCCTCACGGTAGCAAAATCGGCCGAAGATTTAGTCGGAATTGCTAACTCATTAGGCGGCGCTATCGACGGTTTATCCGGTAATCAGTTAAATAAAATGACGCAAGAAGTCGCTAAATTCGCTATTGCAACAGATACGGCTTCCGACGTTGCGTCCGAAATGGTATCGAATACTGTTAATGCCTTCAAATTGCCGGCTGAAGAAGTCCCTAAATTATTAGACGCTATTACGGCCGCGTCTAACTATTCTTCGGCCGACGTTAAAGACTTAGGCGAAGCATTATCTAAATGCTCCGCTTCCGCGTCCGGTATGAATCAGAATATTTACGATACGTCCGCAGCCTTAGCCGTATTAGCTAACGCCGGCGTTAAAGGTAGTGAAGCCGGTACAGGATTATCTAACATATTCGAAAAAATGGCTAATCCGAAGAATGCCGAAGTATTTACTAATATCGGCGTACAAGTATTTGACGCACAAGGTAAAATGCGTAACTTAGTCGATATTGCTGAAGACTTTAATAATAAAACTAAAAACATGGGCGACGCTGAAAAACAATATTTAGCTATCCAAGCATTCGGCGATGTAGGCGCGCGCGCATTTAATAAGTTAGCCGGTAATGCTGAAGCATACCGAAAGCAACAACAACAAATTAGAGATAGTCAAGGCGCTATGAATGCAGCTTACGACGAAATGAATCAATCCCTGGGCGTAAATCTTCAGTTAGCCAAGAATAGCGGTATGGCTATTCTTTATAAAATCGGCGAAAAACTAGCGCCGCAAGTTAAAGAAATAGCCGATTATTTAACCGAATTCGCTAAGAAAGTAACACAAGCCGACGACGGTACATTAGACTGGGTAATCTCAATCGGTAAAGTCGTAGTCGGATTATTCGCCTTCTTAAAAGCTGCTAGCGTTACTATGTCTATCGTATCGGCTATTGCCGCTAATATGAAAACATTACGCGCTGTATTTAGTCTTATCCAAGTAGCAGCAAGCGGATTATTTAAAGTTTTAATTATTGGTATTCGCGCCGTAGCAACTGCTTTTATGGCTAACCCTATCGGCGCAATCATTACGGCTATTATTGTTGTATTAATGCTACTTTACTATAACTGGGATACTGTTAAAGAATATTTAATTAAAGGTTGGGAATTAGTTAAAGCCGCCTTTAATGCCGGTGTATCCTGGTTTAACGATGTATTCGTAGCCGGTTTAAGTAATGGTATGTCAGCATTAGGCAGCTTCTTTAGTAACGTTTGGGAAGGAATTAAATCAGGTGTAGCCGGTGCATGTGAATTCATTCGTAGTACGATTAATACGATTATCGGATTAATTAACGGCTTATCCTTTACAATTCCTGACTGGGTACCAGGATTCGGCGGATCATCTTTCAGCATGAATATTCCGTTACTATTTACTGGTGCTGAAGATTGGAAAGGCGGCCTAGCTAAGATTAACGATCAGGGCGGCGAAATCGTCGACTTGCCTTCCGGTACTCGTGTAATGCCGCATGATAAATCTATAAGAGAAGCGCGTGATATGGGACGCTTAGAAGGCGCTACATATTCTAAGAATAATAATTCTACGACTAATATTAATATTAGTAAGTTAGCCGATTCTGTTACAGTACGCCAGGATTCCGATATCGACGAAATCGTTAATCGTTTTGTCGAAAAACTTAAAATAGCTTCTATTAACCGTATGGAAGGGGCAGTTTAATTATGAGTATTTTTACTTCTTCCGTAGTCGAAAATATCGTTAATAAAGGCTTAGCTTCATTATTTAACATTAATTCACTTACTAATAATGCCGAATCCGGTACAGTTATCATTACCGGTAAAAATGGTAGTATCACTTTACCAGTTATTCCGGAATCTTACACGGTTAACGTTAATAACAATAATAGTATCATTAATATTCAATCGCTAGGCGATTTAAATATGGTAGGTAAGACTGGCCTTCGTAAAATAGCTTTTAGTACATTTTTACCGGCTATCGATTATCCTTATGCGAAAGCCGTCGATACTACTGATTATATTAATAGAATTAATAGTATTCGTACTTCCGATACATATTGTCATTTAACGATAACTGATTCTATCGTCGATTTCGACGTAACTATCGATTCGTTTAATATCGAAGAAGGTAGCGGCGTCGGCGATATCAATATTAGTTTTTCTTTTACGGAATATAAGCATTTAAATGCTGAGTCTAAAAAGACTGATCCGAATACTGGTTTAAAGGAAAGGCCGACTACAGCTTTAAAAAAAGTAACGGCTAACTTATCCTATAGAAGGGGAGATACGCCGTTAACTTTCCTTAACCGTGCTATTTCCAAAACTAACGGTAAAGGATTAGACGTTAATCAGCAAAAGTATTTAAAGTATGCTAAAGGCTTAGTTAAATCCGCAAGCGATAAGAAACTAACTTTCGATATCGGTGATATTATCAATCTAAGAAAGAATCAAGATAATACTCTTACGGCCAATATGAAAGGTAAGGAAGTTATTTTAAGCGAAACGAAAGGATAATCTATCATGACTAACTTTAAATTTTTAGTAAATGATAAGGATATCACAAATTATATAACTTCCTTTACCTGGAGTGGCGATAATAACGAAGCAGCGCGAAAGCTAGAATTTTCAATCGCTTTTAATAACGTAACTAAAGATTCTAGCTTCGTTAATCCTAAAATAGAATTAGGTGATGTAGTTATCGTAAAGTACATAGAATCTATTAATGAATTGGATTCTAAAGAAATTATTTTATTTAAAGGTAAGATATGGGTACACAATCGAGATACATCATCTTATGAAAAGCGATTCACAGCCTATGATGATTTAATCTTATTAGCTAAATCTAAGTTAAATAAGAAATTCAAAAATAGTACTGTATTAGACGATTTAAAACAAGTAGCTAACGAATGGGGATTTAACGTCGTACTCGATAAAGGCGTAACCCTTGACGCTAAAGGCGATTTTATCGCCGACGGTATGACAGCTACGGAAATTTTTACTAAGGCCTTATCTTTACAAACTGCTAAAGATAATAAAAAGTATTCCATAATGGCCTTAGATGAAAATAATAATATTATTATCGGCGATAACAGTACGCAACAAATAGCGAATTTTTCCTTAACAGATAAAACTAATATTCTATCGTCTTCGCATGGTGAATCCATTGAAAACCTGATATCCCTGGTTTATATTGCCGATAATAACGGCGATACGTCATCTGATCGTACCGTTAAAGGTGAATGGGCGTTAAATAAATTCGGTAAAATTACCGAAATATATAAACCTGACGAAAAAGTCGATACTAAAACTGCTGCTACGCAATTACTTCATTCAGTCGATACTGAAGCTTCATTAAGCGCTATCGGTAACATATACTGTGTAGCCGGTAAAAGTATCGAAATTCAAGAGGAAAATCTAAAGGGTAAGTTTTTTATCAAGACAGATAGTCATACATTCCAAAATGGACAGCATACGATGAATCTTACCCTAGATTTTACTAAAATTGTTAAATAATAAGTCCGATACATATAATTATGGAAAAAGATCCTATTACACAATACCTTGATATAGTTAATGGCGTAGCGGCTAATAATCAGCCGCCACTTCCGGCGATTGGTAAAGTCTTAGCGCCGCCGCCTAATATCAAAGTACAATATAAAGATTTCATTTTAGAAAAAGAAGATGTATGGATTAGCGAATATCTATTAATCGGCTACGAAAGGACTGCTAAAGGTACTATCGTATCCGAAACACAACCACGCAGCGGTGGCGGTGGCTATGCTTTATTCGCTTCGCATACACATGAAATAAATAATCCGTATACGGATAACATAATCTATACAGACACATTAAAGCCTGGTGATTATGTATCGATTATTCCTTTTCAACAGACAGAAGGGGATTCTCAACAATATTTTATATCTGATAAGATAGTACATTTATAATACAGAAAGGTTAAAGCATGGCTAATCCTTTCCTTAATAGTGATTTCGATACGATTACGACTTCGAATACGCTTCCCCTATTAAAAGAATATGCATGGGATTTTACTCACGACGTTTTCAGAAAAAACGCCGACGGTCAGCATATTGTAGTAACAGAAAACGAAGCGTTAAAAGTATGGATTTATAAAACACTTAAAACTGAAAGATTCCGTTACGTTGCCTATCATGACAGCTACGGAATCGAATTAGAAAAATACATCGGCCAGGCTAATATTCCTGGTACGGCCGAAATGATTAAGAAAGATATCATCGAAGGCTTAAAAGTAAATCCGTATATCGTAAGTATCGATAAACTCGATATTACAAAGCAAGAAGACGATATAGTCGAAATCACTATTTATCTAACTTCTATTTATTCTCCGTTTGCGTTAAAGGTGGTGATTTAAGAAATGGCAAAACTAAAAGGTTTACAAGACGTTAATACCATACAACAACGTTTAATATCTACTATTAAAGGTAATCCTGAAACGATTATAGAAGGATCATTTAAGCGTGATATTATTAACGCTACTTCCGAAGAATTTAAAAACGCTTATTTCGAAATCGATTTAGTTAAAGATTCCGCCTTTACTGCTACTTCCTGGGGCGAATATCTTACGGCTAAATGCAGCGATATGGGTATCGATAGAAAATTAGCCGTTAAAGCACATGGCGAAGTTACTGTAAAAGGTAACGCTAACGCCTGGATTCCGGCGAAATCATTATTTCAATCTGACAGCGGTTATAAATTCTATACGACTGAAGAATCCTTTATCGACGATAACGGCACTGCTACGATTCCGATTGAAGCTGAGCAACCTGGCACAGAATATAATTTAGAAGCTAATACGATTACGATTATACCGATGAGTATAGGCGGCGTAACATCGGTTACTAATAATAATCCGACTATCGACGGCTTTAACGAAGAAACAGACGAAGCATTATATCAACGATATAGCGATTATATTAGACAGCCGGCTACTTCAGGGAATATCTTTCATTATAATCAATGGGCGACTTCCGTTAGTGGCGTAGGCGGCTGCCGTGTAACAGAATTAGTTAACGGCCCTGGTACGGTAGGCGTCGCTATCGTCGATAGTAACGGCGATAAAGCTAGTACCGATTTAATTAATAAGGTTAAAGCCTATATCGAATTAAAACGTCCGGCCGGCGCTAAAGTTATCGTATCTACTCCGGAAATCCTTACGATTAATATTAATGTAACTGGGTTAGTCGGTACTGGTACGGAAGAAGCGTTTAAAAAATTATTAACTGAATACTTCCGTACGCACGGATTCAAATTGACTAAAGTTAGTCAGGCCGATATAGTTAAACAATTATTTAACGCCGGCTATACTGACTATAATAGTATTCAAATTAATAGTACTAATGGATCAGTAGCATTAAATGGTAAACTTCCTAAGATTGGTACGGTGGTATTCAATGGCTAGACTAGATAATACTATCGGTAAAGATTTTATGCGTCAAGAAAAGACGAATATCCTACGTTATTTACCAGTATTCTTAAACGAAAATTCCGATACATTCCGTTTAGTAGGCGATTCGCAATCAGCTGAGCATGACGAATTAAAAGAGTATCTTTTGGACGTATATAAGCAATTCTTCATATCAACGGCTACATGGGGTTTAACTCTTTGGGAAAACGATTTATTCATTCCGGTTAATGAATCAGATTCTGACGAAGTACGACGTCTTAGAATATGGCAGAAATTGCAATCTAAACAAACGTCGACTATTCAATTCTTAACAGGCCTGTTAAATAAATTTGTTAGTACTAACGACGGTACTATTACCGAATTATATTCGGAATATAAGTTAAGATTCGAAGTGCAAGACGGTACTATCGATAATTGGACTGATTTATTAGCAGCTATTAACCAATGGAAGCCGGCGCATTTAGGATACTTCTTTACTACTTATTTAAACCTCGGCGAAGAAGTATACTTTTCCGGCGTCGTATCCGAAGTCGAAGAAATCTTTATTCCGGCTGATACTAATTATACGATTGAAACATCTAGTCCTAATACGGAATCTGAATATATTCCGAAACTATTAATTCATACTAAATTTTAAAATAAAGGAAATATATATATGCCTAACAAAACTGGCGACTTCGACGTACTGAAGTTAACGAATGCCGGCCGCGATATGTTAACGCAAGGCCGCGCCGGCCACGTATTAACATTCACTAAGATTATAATCGGCGACGGTACAGCGACTGGCGCAGCTATCGATAGTTTAACAGCTATTAAATCTCCGAAGCTAACCCTTCCTATCGCTAAAAACGAAACAGTACACGCCGGCCAAATGCGACTACAATTTAGAGTAAGTAATAGCCTAGTTAATACTAGCTTCTACTTCCGCGAAATAGGTTTAATGGCTAAAATCGACGACGGCCAAGAAAAACTTTACGCATATACGACATGCGGCGATAAAGCTAAATTAGTTTACGATAAGACTTACCCTATTCAAGAAAAAATTATTAATATCGATACGGTTACGGATAATGCCGTTAATGTTAAGGTTATCCTCGACTTATCTATTATGTACGCAACGAAAAAAGATATCGTCGACATGATTAAACCTCATAAGGAATTAGCGGAATTAGATCATCCTGATTCTAGCGTTACGACTCGTAAACTTAGAGATAAATCCGTTACTTTACCTAAATTAGCCGACGACGTTAATAACTTATTGCAGCGTACTTATGTTAAGAAAACCGGCGATACTATGACTGGCAATCTTAGCCTTAATAATTCAAGTATCGGCTTTAATAACGGAAATAATACTCACGATACAAAAATTAGAATTGCTTCTAATGGCAATTTTGATATTGGCGTAACGGAAGATTCTGCTAATAAAAATGCTACGACTCAATTATTATTACACAGTCAGAATAAGCCTAAATGGTACAATTCCGCTAATGGCGGTAAAGTATTAGCTACTGAAGAATATGTTAATACCGAAACCGCTAAATACTTACCGTTAGCCGGCGGTACGATGAAGGGCGATATTACGTTTAAGCGTAACCAATCTTCTATTAAATTAGACGGCGGTACGAATAAAATACACTCTATCGACGTAGGCGGCACAAACGGCGAAAATCTCGATATTGGTAACGCCAAACAAACATCAGAAGCTAACCTATGCTGTTATAATCGTCCAGGCTGGTATGGTAAAAATAAGACTAATGAATTTCATAAATTCGCCTTAGTAGACGACATGAAAATTATAGGCGGAAAAGTTACCGACGGACAGACAATTCCAATCCCTAGCGGATATAGTAAAGACGAATGTACTGTATTGTTATCTTTATCTAAAAGTAACGCTGAAAATATCTATGTAGATATTAGAGAATCCGGTATCGCTAACTCCGTACAAGTAGAATGTTGGGCTGATAATAATTTAACAGCGCATGTAGGTATGTGGTGGAGAAATAATGAAGGTTATTCACATAGTGCATATGGCAATGGTGAAGGTAAAGGCGACACTTGGATGCCTGGTGAAGCTACTTATATTTGCATTGCACTAAAGAGGGCGTAACGTATGGACTATATCAAGCGTCAATCTGAAATAATCCATATAGGTAACGACTGGAATCGAAGTTATACGATTCAGGGCGACAATATTGATTTATCTAATGCTAAAGCTGTATGTAAACTCCGTACTATTAATGACGAATTAATTTTAGAAGCCGATTGCGAAATTAAAGATAAATCTATTTACGTTACTATTCCGGCTGCTAAATCTTTAACTATACCTAAAACAATATTTAAAGGCTTCTACGACGTATTTATAGTTAGTGATACATATAGCTATAAGTTAGTTATGGGTAGCGTTAAAATTATTCATGACGTATCTTTACATTAAAGATAAGAAAGGTTTAAATAATGAATAAAGAAATTATCGTTAAAATTCCTGATAACATTAATGTTAATATCGGTATTCCTGGCCGTAAAGGTAACGACGGAAATAAAGGCGATAAAGGCGATCCATTCCGCTATGAAGATTTCACAGCTGAGCAACTCGCAGCGCTTAAAGGCGAGAAGGGCGATAAAGGCGAAGACGGCGCTAAAGGTGAAAAAGGCGAAGACGGTAAACCTGGCGCGCCTGGTAAAGACGGTAAAGCCTTTACTTACGAAGACTTTACGCCGGATCAGTTAGCAGCTTTAAAAGGCGAAAAAGGTGATCCAGGTGAAAAGGGCGAAACTGGTGATATGCCTTCTATTCCTAATACTGTACATCTTTTAAGAAAAAATTATATTTATCTACCTGGCGAAGACTTAGATACTGTATTAACTACAATATTAAATACCATAAATAAAAATACTACTTTTATGATTCCTTATGAAAGCGCTGAAGCGATGTATCCGTTTGAAGTAGATACATTCAACGAAGGCGATGAAAATATCACCGTACATGGCTATAATCATTGTAAAGTACAAGTCGGCGAAGAAGAAGCAGTCGAAATCTTAAATAATAAAGCTATCGTACCAGTACCAAAAAATACTGGCGATTTTATCAATGTTAAATACATTAATTACTTAGGTAGAGTAGTAGCTTCTAAAAACGTTGAAAAAGTTAAAGAAGACGATACTCCGGCTGTAGTGTATCAAGAAGACAATCCTAACATGAAACTCAGCGTAAAAGGCACTAAAGCAGTACTTGAATTTATTCAAGGGGGGCGTAATTCATTTAGTAGTAGCACATTAAAGCCTTTACAAAACACAGTAAAACGCTTAATTATCGATTTAGCTAACGTCGATAGAATCAATGATTATGTATCCCTTCCGTTTGTACCTGAGAAAGTCGTGATTATTAATTATAAGGCTAATAACTTAAACTTATCCTTCCAGGGCGATTATTACGGTATGACTAAAATCGTATCTGAAAAGCCTATTCCATATCATACGTTAAACAGTAATGGCGAATACGAAGTATCCACTTTAAATGGTAAAAGCTTTATGTTTAGCGATTCCGCTATTTACATTGGAGACGCCTTATAAAATTATGTATATATTAATCTCAGATACAAATATCGTAATCGGTATGAGTACTTATAAAGAAGCGCTACTTCCTGATCTAAAACCAGGATTTAGTATCGTTACAGAAAACGAATACAATTCATTATTTAACTTAATTGATAAAATAGCTGATACTGTTAAGAAAGATAAAGTACAGCCGAAGTTAGATAATGAAGACGCTATTAATAGCGGCAGCGACGCCGAAGATACAGTCGAATTAAATCCTGAATATATATTAGAAGCGTTAGTTGACTTACAATCACAAATATTAGATTTAGAAGGTGGTACTACACATGAAGAAATTGAAACCGTGGCTAATTAGCGCATACTCTAAACTCGTTATTCTCGGTAAATATACGTTGGACGAAACAGTCGCTAACGACGAAATTAAGTTAGTACCTGAATCTTACCAATCCGCCGTATCCGAATGGTTAGTCAAACATTATAACAAAGGTTAATAATGGATAATATCAGCTTAATTTTAGATATCGTCAAGGATATTAGAAATACGATTCATGACTTTCAAGCGCAGCAGAATGCAATGAATTCGCGCGTTACTCAAATTGAATCTACATTGAAAGATATGGATTCTAAAATTTCTAATCATCAAGCACAACTCGATAGTCTTTGCGATAAAGACAAAAAAATTCAAGGCGTCGCTATATTCTTCGGATTCATGATTCCGATAGCTATCGCTATTTTAGGTATTATTTTTTAAATCGATATCTTTAAGGTAAAGCTAAATGGATATTAAGAATAAAGCGATACAATCAATTAAAAGCGCCTATAAGAATATTCGCGTCAGTAGGGTAAAACCTACTGGCGTTATTCTTACGCGCTTGCTTATCCTGGTTATGATACTACCGATATTATTAGTTATTATCCAGTACATTATGTCTTTTATATCCGGTTATGTTAGCGACGAAGCTAATAAAATAATTAACGTCGGAATTAACATAATCGATCATATTTTTATACCGTCAGTATTAACGGCGTTAGTCGGATTCTTAGGCTTATGGCTTGATAGTAATCATAACGGTATTCCGGATAAGTTAGAAGATAAGGAAGTTAAATAATGAAGATATTTATTAATCCAGGCCACGATTTACAATATGATAGTGGCGCTGTTAACGATATATACGGTATTACTGAAGCTGAAATAGCTAAAACTATCGGCGATAAAGTAGCCTTTTATTTAAATAATGTCGGCTATGCTACACAAGTTATGCAGTCAGATAATTTAAATTATGATTCCGATTATGCCGATAGGCCTTACCCTGTATGTGTAGCTGCTAACGACTGGAATTCTGATATATTTGTTAGTATCCATTGTAACGCAGCTAATACACAAGCTAAAGGTACGGAATGTTTAGTCTATAATTTAGGCGGATCATCTGAAATTTTAGCTAATTGCGTACAAAATCAGATAGTTAATTCTCTTAATACTATCGATAGAGGATTAAAAGTCCGTCCGGAATTAACTGTGTTAAAACGTACTCATATGCCGGCCGTATTAGTAGAAACTGCTTTTATCGATAACGATGAAGACGCGTTACTATTAATTAATAATGCTGACGATTTCGCTGCTGCTATAGCTAGAGGTATTACAGACTATGCTTCAGCTGTTAAATAAAAGAATTATAATCGCTGCCGGAATTCTTATCATTATTAGCTTATTAGTCGGATCAGGATATTATTTCTATCATAAAGGAATACAAGATTCTACGATTCCACTTCAGCCGATAGCTAAAGTCGATTTTAATTCCGTTAAACAAGCGCAGCAATTATCTAAAAAATATACTTCAGATTCTGATACGAAAGAAGTAGTACATTATATAGAAAAAGCTAAGGAAAAACCGCCTACTTTTCAATATATAACGGCTTCGCAAGCAGAATCTGATAAAAAAGCTAATTATCTTTCCAGTAAAAATAAGGCAGATTATGTATTAAAGGAAACTGAATCCGATAATAATATAATTAATAACAATTATTATGCTATTAAACAAGAAAAGAAAAATCGTATCGGTGGCGGTATAGCCGTCATTAATAACGATATTTACGGTACGATTCATTATCAACGCGATCGGTTAAGAGTCGAAGCCTTTAAGAGTATAACTAATCCTAAAGGTAAGAAATTAGACGGCGCAGCAGTATCGTATGACTTTGTTAAGTTTTAAATAACATAATAATTCATTCATCATCAGCCGCAGTATTTAATACTGTTGACTATATATTTCTTTAAGAAAAGCGACTAAGGATTAATTTTCCTAGTCGCTTTTTTTGTCTTTTCTTATACTAATTTAGGTAAAAGTACTTTGGCCGTATTGACATCGACGCCTGAAAGGCGTATCAAACATAGGCACTAAGCAACGGCTTCGGCGCATAGTATCCCCAGTAAAAATTATTTAAATAAAAATTTATTTAACTTTACTGAGGAATACTATACATTATCAAACACAGTTTACTGAAGAATCCGTATCCGTATGCCCTATTTATAGCCGGTATTCTACTACCGTATATATTGTTACGCGTCTTAATCCATGCCCTACGTATCGTATCATTACTGATACGTCTATATAATCCCGCCACTTTCGCAGCTGCTAGAATCGAAATCTAGCGATTAAACCTTACCCATTGTAGCTGATTTATCCGCTATTTCATCGCTAAGCGGAATGGGCGTCGCTACATCTTCTACCCTTTAGGGGTTATATAGCTTGAAATAGGTACGCTGGTATAATCCCCGTGCATTTATTGCGGTGGCTGTACGAAACCCTAGGCGAAACTATTACAATCGCTTTCCTTTATATAGCGCTGGCAGCGCTTTATTTACTTAGTAAATAATTCCGGATCTGTTTTAAGCAGCTATCCGGCTAGCTGGCTGCATGATTCTATTTTTACCCTATGCAGCGGGGCAACAAAAAAAGCATAGCCCATAAGATATATTTTTAATATCTTAGCTATGCTAAACAAGTACCCTTTTTATAGAGTAAAAACAGTTTATATAGTTGCATTAACTACTGTTTATATGCTATAATAAATGTACAAACTAACAAGTTAAACAAGTGCTGTGGGGTACTTGTTTAGCATATGCCTTTCAATTCTACGTCAATAGAATCGATAGGCTTTTTTTTTGCACTTTTTATTTATTATTGTGTAAAGATGTATCGTCTTATACAAGATATTGAGTTACGAAAATCAATATCGTTATGTATATAATATCATTTCTATTTCATTTTGCCAATAAAATTATTTACGAAGCCTTTATCTAAGCCATTAAATACACCCAATGGGCGTATAATTCAATAGTTATCTTTTATTTAAAAGATAAAACTATTAAGGAAAAAGCACCAGTATTTTATATGCTGGTGCTTATCCTATATCTTTTTTGTACTCATCATCATAATATATCTAATACTGGATAAAGTCAATTACGTTATGTATCTTTTATTTAATAGAATATATAGTAAGAGGTCAAGCCAGGATATTAAACCCTGGCTTGTAATCCCTTAATTTTATTACTATTTGTAACCCAACTTCATAATATATCTGATAATGGATTATGTCAATCATCATCTTTTAGCTTTTTCATAAACTTATCAATCTCTGATTTTGAAGGCGTTATATATATATTTTTATCTTCAAAATTATTCTTCTTATTCTTCCCTAGATTATCAATACTATCGTCAAGCATTTCGGCGGCGTTTACAGCTTCTAATGCTTCGTCATTTTGATTGCCAAACAAATCTTTATACAGTAGATCCATGAAGTTATCGTTAGGATTTTCTTCTCCTAGTTTTTCGATTCTGTCTTTAAATCGTTTATCTTCTACTTCATTTACTAACCTAACATAGATACTTCTCATAACGTAACTAGGTGGAATTTCTAATCCCTTTTCTATGCGATCCAAAGTCCTTGCTGGCATGCGTAAGCTAATTGCTAATTCTTCTATAGTAAGACCTAACTCTTCACGCAAATCTATAATTTCAGGACTTCCCATTAATTGATATTCCAACTCTAAGACAACATCTAATACTAAGGCTTCGGTTAAACTATTATTACATTCATTTTCTATTTTATAGAAAAGAATCCAAGTCTTATCATCAAAATCAAGATCAGGATCTTCCAAATCGTACTTTTGCATGACATCATGATTGTAAAACCATTGCGAGATAGTCCCGTCATAATTACGCGCTATCAAAATAACATCATCATCTTTTAAAATACGATTTGTATACTGTTTTAAAAGTTTAGTATATGCTGGATACGCTGTACTTTCTATATTTAATTCCATAGCGCTAATCCCCTTTACTTAACACTAATAACTTATGTATATAACTATATTTTACATCAATTTCTATCAATAATAAACTTATATATCTTTTATAAAAAAGATTCTTTATCTATTTACAAAAAGACAAAATATATGTTATAGTCTAATTAATGGAAAAGGGGGCTAAATTATGAGTATAGTCGCATTTATCAATCAAAAAGGCGGCGTCGGTAAATCATTACTAGCTTTTAATATTGGTATGTATTTATCATCTATTAAAAAAAAGAAAATACTGTTTGTTGATTTAGACGCGCAAGCCACTTTAACGGATTTAACGATTCCGACGATAGACGTAGAATATACGTTATTTGATTTACTTAAAAGAAAGGGTACTGATCCGACTAGTGCAATTATTAGTACGGATAACTTCGATATTATCCCTGGCGACATTCAAGTAGCTGGCTTATCGTCTAAGATTCAAAAGAATAGCTTATTAGATATCTTAAAAAGCATTAAGAAGAAGTATGATTATATTATCTTAGATTGCACGCCGTCTTTAGGCAGCATGAATATAGCAGCGCTATATGCAGCCGATACTATTATTGGTATTGTGAAACCTGATATCGTATCGACTAGAGGATTACAATTACTATCGGATACGATTAGATCGGAAGTATCACAAAGAAGAAAAATAACCGCCGTTATCGTCAATCAATATAAGAAACGTAAGATATCTGAATTGACTGTACAACTCACGAAGCAAGATTATCCGTTATTGGATACCTTAGTACGCGATTCTTCGGCACTATCGGAAAGCGCTAGTATATCGCAATCAATCATAGAATATGGAAAAAATAATAACGGCTATAAGGACATCGAAGCCGTTACGGAAGAAATGTTAAGTAAGGGGATTTTATAATATGGCACGTATGGAATTAAATGAATATCCAAAATTAAAGCAAAAACAAAATAATAAGAAAAAGCCTAAGCGTAAAGCGATTATCTTTAAGAAAAAGAATCCGAATCTAGGGCGTAAACCTATTTACGATAGCGCCGATGACGTTAAGAATGTAAATGGATTCTTCTACGTCGATGATTATGTTTATTTCTGTAACCTTGCCTATACGTTGCGTTACACTCAAATCATATTAGCTAATAAACTTTTTACTGATTTATTTAACTACTTACGAGATACTCATAATACTATCGATATTATGTTTTTAATTGGTATCGGTAAGGAAGGCAATAAAGATAATTGTGTAAAGAAAAATATTCGCCTATATAAAGATATCCATGAAGAATATGATACGTTACGCAAAACGTCGAAACGTACTATCGCCGATATCTTTAATTGCGCTATCGAATTATTTAGACACAATAATCCGGACTTCGAAATTATAGAAAATCCAAGAATCAATATTAACGATTTTAAGATTTTACCGATGAAAGGAAATTTCCGTACAAAATAAATAGGTATATCATAATATACTATTTCTAATAAATAGATATAAATATACGTTACTTTTAATAGATTTATCCAACAAAATACGAATGATTATACAGATAGTAGACCAGCTTTTCTATGAAGCCAGGTACTATCTGTATTTTTTTATCTAAAATTACTTCCGATACCTATACACTTATCGGAAATTATAAATTATTAGCCTTTAATAAGTCGTACATTGAAGACCTTCGCTAAATAAGAAATTGCTTCCCTAAAATTACAATCCTGTAACATCATCACGCAATTAATAATATCGCTTCCATGCCCTTCGCCGTAGCTTTCACAATCCGGATTAAAGCAATAATATCGGTAGCCTTCTTTTTCATCGCCGATGATATTGGCGGAATCGTTTGTATCATCATGGAAGATACAGTTAAATAATCCATGATCCGGTACGCCTAAGAAATCGGCTAGATTATAGCGCTTTACTAAATTCTTAAAAGTAGAGGACGTTAATTTCATACCATTAATAGTATCGTTTACTAGAAAAACAGACTTTTGACGAATTGCCTTAATGCGTTGGTTATTGATTTTAGATATATCCTTAGTTTTATGATTTTGTACGGCTTTAATAGTCATAGGATACATAGTTAGATAGTCATTACAAGCGGATTCGATATCGTCTTTGGATTCAGATAATTCATGTACGAAATCATCGATATCGTATCTTACATTATTAGAATCGAAGATAGTTACTTCGTATTCGTCATAGTCGCCCTTCTTCCATGTAGTACCTGGCATACGTAATACGCGGGCTTTATCGGATACGGCGGTATCGGCTATCTTAATAGTCCTAACTAACATATCTTCGGCAGCTTGCCATAATTCGCCATTATTAATAGGGTTAATAGCCCATATACAATGATATCCATTACGCGTATCGGTAATTACAGTCGGTACTAATGGAAGGCTATAAATAACTTCTAACATCGCTTCTTTACGTGCAGCGACTTCTTCTAAAGTAAAGTAATTACCTTCTTCGTCTTTACCAGCGTCGATATCGATAAATAGATTCCGATACGTCGTAATATCAGACGCCCTACGCTTACCAGCTTTACGGGATTCATTCACTAAGAAGAATGTATTAATAGTATCGCCGAAGTGGTAGATATCGGCTTTCTTATTATTTAATACTAATTCATTGAAGACTGATAAATGATTAATAGTATCGTCATCTTCAGACAAATATTCAGTAGCTTCCTTATGGGTATGTATACCATATTGGCTATAATAAGCGTCGGTAAACATAGCGATTGTAGTATCGTCTAACTTTTTATCGATATCGGACTTAAATAACCAATATGCCAATGGCGTAATACTATAATTTAGCTGCATTACAGCCGGATTCACAAATATAGCCTCATAGGTTACATCGTTATTCGAAATCCATTTATTAACCTTGAAGATATTAGCCTTCGTACATCTAGCAAAAAACTTTTTAAAGGCGTCTTTTTTCAAGCCTAATACATCTTGTAAATCAGCTTTTTTCATAGGTACTTGACGTCGATTAATCGGATCATAGCATTTTAATGTACTATCAGATTTTAAATGCGTGGATACAACTCTTACCAGCTTTAATATATCGCTGGTGGTTAATCCTTTACTTTCGAAGTCAAAGGCATAGTCTATACTGACTTTAGTACTAAACAACTTCGCGGACTGTAAACGCCCTTCATCTGTTACGTTTGTAGTTTTAGATTGGTAATATTTATTATTGTCATCGGCATGGGTGAATATCACATTTTTCATAATTGGTATCTCCTATTAGTGCTTAAATTGGATATGTTTAATATCTGTAAGATATTCGATAGAATCTTCACGCTTTTCTCTTTCCTTTAAGCCGCGCGCGGTGTAACAACTGTATTCGGTACGATTCTTAATATCGGACTTATTATTTCTATCCTTGAAATACAGGCTATCTATAATAGAATCGTATTCATAAGAGTTATTAGCCCTTGAAAGGAAGCCGATAATTTCAGCTTCCGTATAGTTTTCATGACTTAAAAGAGTATTAGCGAATTTTAAAGTATTAACATTACTTTCCATAGTGTAAATGCCTTTCGAATTGAATTAATGCGTTATGATACACGCCGTTAAGAGTGGATTTTGTAATACCTAACATAGTAGCTACTTCAGCTTGTGTATAACCTTCGATACAGATTTTTTCTAAGATAAATTGATGACGTGGCTTTAATTTATGTAATGCTGCTTCTATATCGATTAGATATCCGACGACTTCGATATTATTCGTTGCGCTTGCTTTTAACTGGCTATACAAACTTATTACCTTCTTAGAATCCATTTATTCATACCCTTTCTGATTGCTTTCACTAAGTATTTAACGACGATAATTCCGATGTACAGGCTTAAAAGGATATGAAGGGCAGTAACGAATGTATTCCATAGCATTAATGCTAATATCGCGCATACCATATAAAAGATTTCTTCATTTCTAATTAGTTTTTCCATTTGTAACCGCCTTGTAAACTACCTCATAATTATCTAATTTATATTCACGTATCATAATTCCTAAATCCCGTAGCAGCTTACGACTAACTATCTTTACTTTGGATTGATATAGTAGCTTCTTATGCTTGCCGTAACTGTATGTATTCGTAATTAATGTCTTAACGCTGGTATCGTCTTTAATCGATTCAGCGTAAGCCCTAAAGGCTTTTCCGTCGTAGACATAACATCGATTTAATTCAGGGAAGACGCTAAATATGTAATCTGCTTCCGTAACCAGCGCCCAACCTTTGGTATTCGTATTTATATTACTTACGACTTCGATACATTGATTGGAATATTTAGAATTATCCGTCTTAACTTCGATAAGTGATTCATTACTAGTAAGGATCGCTTTTACGTCGTTTGATTTAGATAATTCGTATGACGTAGTGAAATCGACGTCGATACTTCTAAAAGCCGGCGTATCACATTTAAAGACGTCTTTACCTTGCTTCGCCTTTAAATAATTCTTAACCCAGGATTCGCCATAATCACCAAGTACTACATCTTGCCGGAATGACTTAGATAATTGTGAAATCGTTGTATTATTCATGCTGTACCTCATTCTGCTAAAAAGAAGACAAAATTTTTAATATAATAAAGCGTCATCGATTAACGCTTTCATAAGTTATATTACCTAGTTAGTCATCTTATATTGCAAAATTTTTCATGTATGCAAAATTGATATATTATACTATTAAATTGCATTTAATGAATAATACAAGTATCGCGCTACAAATCGGCACGATATTATTCGCATTAACTGGCATTATCTATATAAAATTCTCTACGTTTACAGTATACCATACTTAGCAACTAAAAAAAAGATAAGTATTTGACTTTTTGATTAATTTACAGAAAAATAGCTATTCTTTTCTTTTAAGCCGGTATAAAGTCAGGCTTAAAAGGAAAGCAGCTATTTTATGGGGTACGGATTTTAAATGTATTTGTAACTGGATCATCAACGTCATAGCCGCCGGAAAAATACTTCAGCTGCAAAACTACATATCTTATATTAGTGTGGATTTGTAATAAATTTTCTAAAAAAGTCAGTATTTATCTATGTTTATCGGCTTTTAGGTGGGGTATGATTTATACCCCTTTTACTATCGAAAAGGGTACGAATCGTACCCCTTACATTGTATACAATTAAAATCTGATATCTAATCCGGCGGCTATCTTCTTCTTTTAAGCCTATGGATTAACCTCTACCAATAGTATTACCAGCTACGATATTATTATTGACTACGGCAGCTAGAATATTTTTTAACAGCCGTAATTACAAATCTACATATCTTATATTAGTGTGGATTTGTATAAAATTTTCAAACAAATGCAGTATTTATCTATGTTTATAGCGTTTTAGGTGGGGTACGAATCATACCCCTTTTGCTACCAAAAAGGGTATCATTTATACCCTTTACATTGTATACAATCTAATTATACATATATCGCCGCCATTATTCTTATCAGATATTTAATCTAAACTAAACACAAAAGCCGTACTTTTAATACACTTAGTACGCTTATATATTGAAGGGATACATAACAATATACATATATCGCCGCCGATAACTTTTTTAATCACATTTTCATTATCAGTATTATCATTAATAGATATAGATATATAGTATGTACTACCTTCAAAAGAGAATCCTCATACTAGGAAAATGCTAATATTTAAAAACCTCCTATTAAAGAAATAACTTACCTTCTATTTAAGCGGTTACTCCTTACGCTAATAAATACAAGGTAGGTTATTTTTTTACCGATTTAAAAATTATGATTTCAAAAAATCTAAAGTTTTTTTATAACTCTAAAGAATGGATACAGCTATCAGACCACATCAGAAAAAAATATTTTCACATATGCCAGGATTGCGGTAAGCCTAATTCTAAAGAAGTACATCACGTCATACCAGTTACAGAATTAAATGTACATGATCCGGCTATAACTTTAAATCCGGATAACCTAGTACTACTATGTAACGATTGTCATAACAAAAGACATAACAGATTTAAACGTAACATATCACCAGCACAACGACGCAGTATACACTTCGATAGCATGGGTAACGTCGTATCCCTTACTGATAATAACCCTACTATATGATACTGGTACTGATAGTAACAATATCCCCCCTACCTACATACAAAAAACATTTTAACGAAAGACCGGCGCCCTCTTTTTCGCATAATAAAAGGGCTTTTTATTAAAAGGTGTAGTCTTTTTTAAAAAGATAATGATTTTCACACGAAAGATTATTACATTATGAAACAGAATAAGTATACCGATATCTCATTCTTTTTTAAAAAAGATACGTACGATATCGATTCTGTACTAATCAAAAGTACAGACCAATATATCGCCTTCATATTTACGAATGAAGACGAAGCGATTCAGATTATGAATCATTTACGTTACGGCAAAACTAAAACCATTTCTTTTACGATTGCCGATACGTTATTTAAGGCGCATAATTGCGCGCTATATTCCCTATCTAATTATACTGATAATTCAACTGTTACAATCGCTTATGATTGGCTAACATCTGAAAAGGCATAATATGGAAGAAAACAATAGAGAAAAATTGTTGAAGAAAGAAACTAATAAATTGAAGAAGATATTTAAGCCATTACTAGACGATACATCGTTTAATATCGCGCAAGGATTGATAAATAACGCCGCCTTCATGTACATCACTCTTTTAAGTCTTCAGCAAGATATATTAATTCATGGCTGTACTGAAGAATATCAAAACGGCGCTAACCAATCCGGAATTAAAGAATCTTCTTCTATTAAAGTCTATAATAATATGATCCGTAGCTATAATACTGTTATTAAAAATTTAATAGGATTATTACCAGCTGAAAGACAATCCGACGTACAAGATACCTTAACGGCTTTTATTTCTAAGTAGGTGAAACGATGAATTATATCCAGCAATACTACGACGAAATAGAATCCGGTAAGATTATTACGTCTAAGAAAGTAGCCGCTGTATATAAATATCTTGTCTACCATTTAAAAGATGATACATCACCTTATACATATAACAACGATAAAGCATTACACGTTATTAGCTTCATCGAATCATTTTGTAAGCATGGCGAAGGTAAGTTAGCCGGTAAACCTTTTATCCTTGAATTATGGCAAAAAGCGTTATTATCGGCATTATTCGGATTCGTCGATAAGAAGACTGGGTATCGTCAATTTAGAGAATTAATATTAATCGTAGCCCGAAAGAATGGTAAATCTGTATTCGCTTCAGCTATTGCCCTATATCTTTTATATGCCGATAAAGAAGCTGGGGCGCAATTATACAGCGCAGCTACTAAAAAAGACCAAGCAAAAATAATATGGGAATCCGCTAAGAAGATGATAAATAAGTCGCCCGAATTGAAACGTCATGCCAAGATATATATTAGTGAAATCAAATGTGATATAGGCGAAGGCATATTTAAACCGCTATCATCTGAATCTAATACATTAGACGGATTAAATGTACATGCTAGTTTTATAGACGAATTACACGCTATCAAAGATAAAAACTTATACGACGTATTAGTCGACGGAATGTCAGCACGTACGCAGCCTTTATCAGTTATAACTTCGACTTCCGGTATGATTCGCGATAATATCTATGATTTAAAATACGATGAATGTACCCGTATTATTAATAGATTCTTACAAGATGATTTTACCGATACGACAATTCTACCAATCGTATACGAATTAGATAACCGAAATGAAATCGATGCCCCTGAAAACTGGTTAAAAGCGAATCCGAATCTAGGCGTATCAAAGCAGATATCATACCTAGAAAATAAGGTACAAGCTGCAAAAGACGATAATAGACATTTACCGAATCTACTATGTAAAGACTTTAACATTCCAGTTAATGGGAATACTGCTTACTTCGATATCGATACGATTATTAATACCGATACTTTTGATATGGAAGAATTAAGAAATTGCTACTATATCGGCGGCTGGGATTTATCTCAACAAATCGACTTAACATCGGCTTGTATGCTGTTTAAAAAAGCGTCTTCCGATATCATATACGTTAAATCGATGTACTTTATTCCGGAAGATCGCTTAGCCGAATATGAAGCCCGCGACGATAAACCATATACAGCCTGGTACAATCAAGGACTATTAAGACTTACGAAAGGTAAGAATATTAATCCTATGGATATATTAGATTGGTACGTTGAAATGCAAAACACATACGGCGTATTTCCTTTTAAATTCGGATATGACGCATGGGGTAGCGCCCAATTAACGGAAGGGCTTCAAATGCAATACGGAAAAGACATATGCGAAGAAGTACGCCAGGGCAAGAAAACCCTTTCTATTCCTATGCAACGTATTAAAAATGATATCGAAGATAAGTTAATTAACTATAATAACAATCCTATAACTATATGGAATTTAGCTTGCGTCGAAGCCGATACAGATATTAACGGCAATATCCAGCCGGCTAAGAATCGCAATAAAAACGGCATTAGGATAGACGGATTCGCCGCCTTACTTAATGCGTATACTATTTATTTAAACAATCAAGAAGATTATTCGTATATGAATCTATCTTACTAGTTTATCTATTAATTAAAAGAAATGGATTTTATGAGTACTGAAAAAATTAAAGACTTACTATCTAACACCGAAACAATGACATTCCTAGATTTCTTTTCTGGGATAGGTGGATTTCATTCAGGACTAGAAAAAGCAGGAATGAAATGTATAGGCTGGTGCGAATTTGATAAATTCGCCCAAAAATCTTATAACGCAATGTATGATACGGAAGGATTATATTTTAGTGATGACATTAGAAAATGCAACGGAAAAGAATTACCAAAATCAGATTTATGGGCCTTTGGATTCCCATGTCAAGATATCTCAATCGCAGGAAACCAACGCGGAATTAAAGAAGGTACAAGATCCGGACTCTTCTTCGAAGTTATGCGACTTCTTGACGAAATCGAAAACCCCGAAGATAAACCCAAATGGCTTATCGCTGAAAATGTTAAAAACTTACTATCAATCGATAAAGGACACGGATTCTATACCGTACTTAGTGAAATGGCAAAGCGAGGGTACACTTGCGAATGGAAAATTTACAACACAAAAAACTACGGACTTCCTCAAAATAGAGAAAGAGTGTACATTATTGGATATTATGGAAACCCAGGTACCAGAAGCCTACTACCTAAACCAAGACAAAGTAAATCAACTCTTAACCAGATTATCCCTGGACACCAAGGAAACCGAGTTTACGACGCCGAAGGAATAGCCCCAACATTAATGGCACAAGGCGGTACACAAACTTCCTTGTATAAACTTCCTTCTAGTGGTATCCATAACTTCGGAAAATCTTCAGCATATGAAAATAATAATACTGTATGGGCAACTGGTAACGCGCGTACTTTAACAGCTTCCGACTATAAACACGTACCCCAAGTAGCCGTACAGATTAAAAACGCTACTGATAAAGGTTACGTCGATACTTATATCGGCGACGGAATCGATTTAAGTTACGTTAATTCAAAGACTAAACGCGGAAGGGTACAACCTCAACAAAGTCAAACCCTAACAGTTAGCGGAAGTATCGGCGTACTTGTAAATACTGATCCGATTCAAATTAGAAAATTAACACCTAGAGAGTACTGGCGATTACAAGGATTTACAGACGCCCAATATGACGCGGCCGCAGAAGTTAATTCTAAAAGCCAATTATATAAGCAGGCTGGAAATGCTGTTACTGTAAACGTCGTAGAAGCTATCGGAAATCATATCGTAGAAACAAATCAACATTTATTAGATGATTTGTCTATTAATTAAAAGAAAGAATATAAACCATGCTAGATATTATCTATTTCTTAATTATCATCATCTTAATATTTATTATAGCTAGATTCATGTTACCGCTATTAATTGGATTATTGATATTATTGGCGGCAAGTATTCGTTATATCTATATTAATTTGAAATCTAAACTAAAAAAGGTGCGTAAATAATGGAATTACGAAATCTATTATCTACTATCTTCGGCAATAATAAACCGCCTATTAATTTAGAAAATGCGCAGCTAATTAATTCGTTTAATAGCTTAATCACTAACTATAATTCAGAAATCTATAACGATTTAACAGTTAGATCATGCGTCGACACTATCGCGCGCCACGTATCTAAATTAAAACCGGTACATATTATAAAAGACGAAGACGGAAGACATTTACAAAATACTACTATTAATAGCCTTCTTAATAGTAGACCAAACATCTATATGAATACGGCGGATTTCCTTTATAAAGTTACTAGCCAACTATTATATTATGGAAATGCTTTTATCTTTTTACAAAAAGATACACAAAACAATATCATCGGCTTCTATCCGATTGACTTCGCTACGTGTGAGTTAAAGGAAGTTAATAATGCTTTATATCTAAAGTTTAACTTTTACACCGGTAAAACTATCGCCGTACCTTATACCGATATTATTCATATCAGACGTAACTTTTCATCTCATGACTTTTTAGGTCAAGACGCATACCAACCATTACAAGAAACTTTATCTAATCTTTTTAAAGCAAGACGAAGCATTTCGAATAAAGTAGAAAATTCCGGAAAGATTTCCGGCGTACTAAAGATTAAAGGTAACGTAGGTCAAGAAAACTGGATCACACAAGCTAAAACATTCGCTAAGAATTTTATGTCTTTTACAAACGATACGGGCGGTATAGCTGCTGTAGATTCTTCTACTGATTTCGTACCGATTACGAATAAAGTAGAATCCGCCGAGGATACGCAGTTAAAATACCTTCAATCGGAAGTATATTCTTATTTCGGTTTAACGGAAGCTATCGTATCCGGTAACTATACAGAAACAGAATGGCAAGCCTTCTATGAATCTATTATCGAATCGATTAAGATTCAGCTTAGCCAAGAATTTACAGCTAAGGTATTTACAGACCAGGAAAGAAAGTACGGCAATCTTATCGATTTTAATTCGAATCGTTTAACGTACGCGTCTACGGCGAATAAGGTATCTATGGTTAAAGAGTTAGGGGCATTAGGTTTACTTACTACAAACGAAGCCCGCGAATTGTTTGACTTACCGCCGGTAGAAGACGGCGATAGACGCTTAGTATCCTTGAATTATATTAATGCTGATAAAGCCGACGAATACCAATTAAAAGAAAAGGAATAATATATAATGCTAGAAATTAGAAGCGCGGAAGAATCCGTATTAGAAACTAAAGAAGATATGTTTATCGCTGGCTATGCCCTTGTATTTAATAGTCCTACGCTTATCGGATCTATTAACGATACAAATTATTACGAAGTTATCGAAACATACGCCCTTGATAATTGTGATTTAACAGATATCGTACTTCGTTATAATCACGACGATAAGACGCAATTATTAGCGCGTACATCAAATAATACGTTATCTGTTAAAGTCGACGATATCGGACTATATATCGAAGCGACTATCGCTAATACAACTACGGGGCGCGATATCTACGAATTGATTAAACGCGGCGACATTTCTAAAATGTCTTTCGGCTTTATCGTCGATAAGGATTCTTATAAGGGTAATACCCGTCATATTGAATCTATTAAAGCGATTAAAGACGTATCCGTAGTCGATTTCCCGGCATACGATGATACATCGGTACAAGCTATCTACCGAAACTTTAAACAAATTCAAGAAGAAGCCGAAACCAATCATCTACGCGAAGCGCTTAAAGCCGTACTTTTAACGGATTAATACGCTTATATAGTAGAAGGTTAATATCAAAAATAAACTAGTGCTATCTTATCAGGTGGCACTTTTTTAGTACTATTTTTTCTTTTATTTAAAAGATGAAAGGCACATAATGGCAAGAATTGACGAAATTAACGCCCGAAAAGTTGAAATCCGTAGTCTTATCGATTCCGCGGATATGGAAACTTTAAAAGCATTTCAAACTGAATTAGCTAGCCTCAACGAAGAAGCCGAAGAATTACGCGCCCGCGAAGAAGTAGCTAAACAATTAGAAACTAATAACAATCTAGGAAATTCTATTAATTTAAAAGGACAACACGAAATGACAAATCCAACATTCGAATCTCAAGAATATCGTTCCGCTTTTATGGAATATGTAACTAAAGGTACTGAAATTCCTCAAGAATTTCGCGCAGCTGCTACATCTGTAACCGCAGATAACTACGCCGTAATCCCTACGACTGTACTTAATGAAATCGTAACTAAACTAGAAGCATACGGCGATATCTTGCCACGCGTACGCCGTGTATCTTATCCCGCTGGTGTAACTGTACCGGCTTCCGCTACTAAATTCGAAGCAGTATGGCAAAATGAAAACGCTGTAGGCGATTCCCAAAAGATGACAACTGCTTCTATCTCCTTTACTGCTTATCAACTTCGTTGTAACGCTGGCGTATCCTTCCAAATGGACGTACGCAGCCTTGCAGCCTTCGAATCCGCATTAGTTAAAAATGTAGTCGACGCTATGGGTAAAGCACTAGAAAAAGCTATCGTATCCGGTACTGGCGTAGGTCAACCGACTGGCATTACAGCAGCTACACCAGCAGCAAAAGTAGACGCTACAGCTTGCGACTATGCGACTTTGGTAAAAGCAGTAAAAGCCGTACCGACTGCATATAAAAAAGATTTTGTATTTATTATGAATGAAGGTACAGCCCTTAACTTCGCTACTATGGTAGACAAAAACGGACAACCTATTATTAACGCTGGTATCGTGCAAGCCCCTCAATATCGCTTCTTAGGTCATGACGTAGTATTAACAGACGCTTTACCAGACTTC